TCTTTTAGATAACTCTTCATAATCGTTAAGCTCTAGCAATGAGTTTATAGCTGTTTCTTCTGCTATCTCTATTCCTTGCTTATATTTAAGCTTCATGTATAAACCTAGTTCTTCAGTAGTTCTAGGTAACTCACCTTCTTCGAAATTAAATATATCAACTCCAGTTTGTTCTTTAAGTTCTTTTAATGGTTGATAAGCAATCATATCTGCTTCCATCTCCTTTCTAAAATCCTCTCTAATTTCACTAGAGTAAGAATCTACAGCTTCAACTTTAACATCGTATAATCTATTAGCTATTCCGTTAACTACTATATCTACATATTTAGGTATAATAGCCACAGGAGTCCAATCTAAATTTAGATAAGATAAATCTCCATTAATAGATAATTCGTTTTTATATTTTTCTACTGGCTGTTCAGCCCTAGCATAAAGTCTCCTTAACAAGTATTCAGATCTCATGTCTCCATATAACGAAGACCCTCTGTCTCTCGAAAACCATTCTGATTCAATTGCCTGACCTACACGAAGACCATACTCCAATGTTTCTTTTTCTTTATCTGGAGCAAATTGATTAGGGAATCCTGTTCCAGAAGTGAACTTTGGGTTATTTATCATATCTATGTAATAATTTCACTAACAAAACCTTTGTTACTGTACTTTGCAAAGTTAACATTTATTTGATCACGTTTTTTTACTTCCCTGTTCTTATTACTTTGATTAGCCATTATAGCAAACCCTGAACTAACAGTAGCATCAAACTTAGTTCTATTGTTAATATCGTAGTTAGACCAGTCTAATAGAGTTCTATTAAAAAACATATTCCCACATGATCCAAAATCAACATCTTCTTGATTAGTTATAACACCAACATTATTTTCGATGTAGCTTTCTATAGCTTCAGCGTGTACAGAAATTACAGCAGAAGAAGAAGGAATCCCACCTAATTCTTTTTCTGATTTAGAAAGTATATTCCTATGCTTATCAGGTCTGTTTAACGAAAACCCCCTGTAACCTCGCTCTTTTAAATAGTATAGTAATCTAGGTTTGTTGTTTTCTACAAGTATAGGCATACCATAGTAATGAAGAGACATTAAAACATCTTCATAAAATATTTCAGCAGTTGGAGGTCTAGATATATATTCTAAAAAAAACATATTAGTTGGAGCATCATCCATATGAAACTTAGTCATTCCAGATAAAGACCCTTTAGATCCACCACCACCTACAGTTCCTGATATATCATATGAATCACATCCAAAAGAACCCATGTGAATGTTTCCGGGATGTTTTTTATTTCCTTTCACAATCACGTTATTCATAAGACTAGGTGAAGGCATCCATGAAATATAAAATCTACCTTTATTATCTGGAGCCCAAACAACTTCTGTATCTCTTTCTCCATTCTTCCAATGAAAATTACCTCTCATTATATTACTTTTAACAGCAAAAGAATCATTGTAATCTATTTGTTCATATAACCTAGTAAGATTAAATAAAGTGTTTTTTGATTCATCTCTAAAAGCATGAGACTCTGTTTTAGGAAACTGCCTATAAAATTCATTTAAAGCATCTGAATCATTTTTTAAACCATCAACCTCATTATCCCAACTCTCTAATACCCCGGAGTCTATAACATCTCCATAAGAATCTAAGACCTTACTATCTGGAGCATCAAATACAGGATGTCCGAACTCATCTATATATCCTTCAAAATTCCATTCCATAGGAATAAATAAACTATAAAGTCCAGACTGAGTTTGTCCATTTTTATTTCTTTGTGTAGCGTCAGAGTTTTCGTAAAGTTTTTTAAAGTTTCCACCACCTTTTTCTAAGGCATTAGAAGTAGATCCCATCATACATTTACCTATAACCCTAGAACCTAACCTTAATGTTGTTTTTGTAACCCTCCAGTTGTTGAGGATGTTTTCTGGTTTCTCCCATTTACCCGCTTCATCATGGACGAGGAGGGATAGTTTTTCTCCATCATAGGAGTTGTCGCCCGTATTTTTCCAGTCAATGGTTGTGTCCAGCCCTTCCATTTCTTGAGGCTTATCTTTTGAATCGAATCTTTTTCTTGTAAATTTGGATGCTGGTACTCTATATGCGAGTTCCGTCTTGGGACGATCCATACCGTCCTGTATTGGTCTGAAAAAGAATGGATAATTGATTGAAATTGGAACCACTTTATCTGTGAACATCTTTTTCGCATCGGCTCCAGATTTGGACAGAATCCCAAACCGTGAATCGGAAGATATGGTCGCCAAGTTAACAGTCTCTGCGGATGCCATGAACGAAAAACCACTACGTCTATTCTTGAGATAGCACATTCCGTAACATCTTTTATCCGCTTTACATGCTTCCCAAAAGATAAAGAATATCCTATTAGCTTCCCTGAAGTCTGGGTTTCCAACATCGATTTTTGTCCACTGCAAGTACATATAGTGAGAGCCAGTAATATAAGTGCTAACCCCTTTATTTGTAAACCAATAACCCTCTTCACGCCTTTTAAATTCATTATCTATGTAGTTATGCCAATTACCTTTAAATTCATCAGGCAAATCCTTCCAATCAAAAATACTTTGTACGTTTTTTAATTCTTTTGGATAGTCCTCTTTAACCCATTTCTTTGTTTTGGCAACGTTGTTGGGTTTAGGTAATGCAATAATCAGGCCTTGAATAGAATATATCTCTCCTATTTCACCTGTTCTACTAATAATAATAACATCATACTCTTTATTATAGCCATAAGACCATAATTTATTCTTATTATTATGCCTTATAACCTTTTCAGGTATTATATTCGACACAACAGAGTATAAAGTTTGTTTATACATTATTTAGATCTTCTTTCAGCAAACCCACTAAATGCTTTTTTATCGTTTTCAATAGGTCTATTTTCTATATAACTCTTTTCTTGTTCTATTCTAGAAAGTATCTCAAAAGCATCGAATATTGCTAGCTTTTTTGTTGCTGCCGCATTCTTAAGCCTGTCCGCAGATACATCATCTTCTGTTCCTGTAACAATTTTTTCCTTTGCTACGTTAATTAACTCATCTACAGCTTGATGTCCAGCCTCTATAATTCTTCTTTTAATCTCATTTAAGTCTTGCATGCCATTTCCTTATTAATTCTATCAATTTCTCTTTGTAAATAATCCTTAGCTTTTAAAAGATCTTGTAATTCATCCTTCTTCTTACCTGCTCTTACAACGTACTTGATGACGTTACCTCTACAGAAATTTACATTATAATCATTAATTACATCAATTAAGTCGTAAGTTTTTCCATTATCATAATGTGGTTGTGTGCTTTTCATATTTATAAATTTAACTTAAAATTGTACACACGTCTTTAGTGTTCATTCTATATAGTACTTCGTCATTTATAACAAACTTATACTCACTGTTTTTGCTAAAGTTTATTTTACATTTTTCGTTAACTCCTAAATTCCTTAAAGAATTATTGGAATAAACTACAACACCTGTATTCTCTTCCAAACCTTCTTGATGAAGATACTTATGTTCTAAGTCTATAGGTTTCACAAAACAAAATTCATCCACTGAATTCCATTTTACACCATCGTGATATAAATAGAATTGACTAGGGTCTATAAAATATATATTATCTTTAAAGAAATTAGGAGACCTCCTAGGCCTACCTTTCATATCATAATATATTCTAAAAACATTATGATGAACTACAATAATGTCTCCTTTTTTAATCTCTCCCTTATAATAATTAGGTACACAGATTACTTCAGCGAATCTATTTACATTTTCGTGATTTTCAACAGAAGAGTTGATTATAATCTTCTCTCCTGCAATCTCTATTGTATTTTGATATTCGCTTCCTTTTGGTTTAATTAAAAAAAAGAAAGGTGATTTCATTAAAAGTTTATATTGAATTCGACACAAATAGGAACATTCTTGTTAAATGATTTCCATGGTATAATTTCATCTTTCTTTTTGATGAATATAAAATAAGATTCCTGGTCAACATCATACTCTATTAAAAATATAGTATAATTTCCACCTAATATCTCTTGCCCTACAATATAATGCATAGCACTAGACTTATAATCCGTACCTATAGATATCTTACGAATTTGCATAAATTTACTTTGCTAAAGGGATCTCTACTACTTCTGAATCTAATTCTGAAAGAGTTCCGTCTTGAATGTTTATAGAAACTTTACCATATACAGTCTCTAGAGAGTCTTGCATTTCTTTTAGGTTCGTTTGAATACCATTTATTGAGCTTATAATATTAGCTTTTTGGGTTTCAAGTTGACCAATAGATAATTGAGCTTTATTCAACTCATTGATGATTCCTTGTAGATCTCTTAACTCTTCATCTGTAATTTTACTCATAATATTTGATTTAATTTAGTTTAGTTTATTCTTCTGTAACCTGCTCTGCATCATCAACCTCAGTTGTATCTGGTGCATCAGTAGCTTCTTCTTCTTCATTTGGAGCAGATTCTATAGCTGGCGCTGTTTCTGCTGGTTGTAACCATTCTAATTCAGTTACATCTTCCTGTGTAGGTATTATTTTTGATTGTATACCTTTTAAGATAACCTCATTCATGTGATCTGTAGGGTGATTAGATTTAGCCCATTCCACTATAATCTCTTCTGTTAAGGTTCCTATCTCCGAAAAGTTTTCTGCTGATGGAGCTCCTACTGGACAAGCTCCACTAAAGGTTTGCGATTCTCCTGAAACTGAATCAGTTCCTGTGTAGTCAAACCTAATATGTGTAATTACATTAGACAACCCGTCTAGTGTTGGTGCTTTTTTTAAAGCCGTAATCTTCCAATCGTAAGTGATTTCCATTTTTTTAATAATTATTTATTTACAAATATACAAAATATATATTTAGTACTCTTCTTTTGAATTGTTCTCGTCTGAGTGAGAATAAAGCCTTATATCCTCTGGCTCATGTAACACTATCGTTTCCTCATACTCTTCAAATGCATAGAAATATTTACTACTTAACAACAAAGCATCATCCTCTAAGTGATGTACTATTACATTGCTAAAGTCCATACATCCATGTGCCCATCGTGTATCTGAATAAAAGTCTAGGCATAAATTTATAAGTCTACTATTAGGAGCTGCTCCGTAAACTGCACATTCTATCAATGAGGACTGAACATCGTATGTTTTCATACCAGCAAAAAAAGTATGTCTTTCCTCTAGCTTATCCATAACTACATCAAAAGATTTAATGTATTTAGCATCTACATCTACATAGACTCCACCAAAATCTCTTAACAAAAGGAGTTTAATTCTGTCTGTTATAAAAGCCCATCTAAATGTATCTGGCTCTTTTATGTACGCTTGTAAATATATATCATCAGCGTATCTATCGTTAAATATTTCATCATGAGTCCATAATTTATATTCCCAATCAGGATGCATAGCCTTCATATTAGCAGTCATCTCAACATATTTCTCTGGAAGAACTCTTGGCCCAATCCATATTTGATGTATTTTTTTTGGTATATTCATATTTTAAAATTTAAGAGCAAGGCACTAGATAATTTACAACCCCATTAGCATCAGTTCCATAAACTGCAGGTAATTCCACAAAATTAGTCGGAATATACTTTCTAAACACTCCCGAATCTACTTGTCCACCACCACTATACCAGTGTACGGTGTCCCCAATAGAAGGCCCTGGCCCAGTACCAGTATGCCATTTATTCCTGCTATAAGATGCGTTGCATTGCTGATTACCATTATTAAGATAATAAGAGGAAGTTTGGAATGTTGTATATGTTGGAGCGTATTGAGTGGTGGTATGACTATATCCCCTAAAGTTTGACAATCTATCTTTTGCCCCAGCATAAGCGGTAACAAAGCCACCAGCATTCGCATCATCAAACAAACTTATTAGACTCATATTTTCACCTACGTAACCATAAATCTCATCTGCTACGTCCCAAAAACTAAAATTACTTACATTTGGTACTGCCATTA